CAGGTGCAGAAGGGTCTGCTACGATATCAGCAGCAGTTGCTAACTGAAAATCGTCTTTAACATACTGAGCGTTTCCTTTAGACTCTAGTGATCCTAGACCTCTAGAAGAAACTCCCAGTTTAGCACCATCATCAATCAAGTTTTTAACTATCTGTCCGTTTGGTGTTGATAAAATCTTTGCTCTTCCCACATAGTTGTTTCCATCTTCTTCCAACCTAGTTATCATGTGAGATACTTTGTCAAGATTGATCGTTGGGCCTTCGGGGTGTCCTAGTTCTCCAAACGCTCTATCTTGCTTTATAAATTCTTTGTTATACCTTTTAACTTCTGTTTGTATAACTTCTTTGGGGTATATACGGCCATTACGATTCTTAATTTCAGCTTGCATAAAGATACCTTCGATAAAGTAATCTTTCTTACCGTCTTTGTTTTCTTCTACAATTACAGGACTAACCCCGTAATCTTGAAATTCAGATATTAATTTCATTCGTAATTTCCTCTATTGATATACCTTCTTCGGACATGTCTTGCAATATTTGCTTCACACTCTGCATACCAATTTTTAAGGACTGTTCGTCCTCGAAGGTTTCTTGTATTTCATGTCCGTTAAGAAATACTGAAATACCCTCTTTACACTCGGTGTAATATATATTTATAGCTTCTGCACCAAGTTTTAAGCTTTCTGTTCGAATCAACTCATGTCCATCGGGGCAAACAAACTTTGCCTCATGGAGCTCCTGAGCCAACTCCTTAAAATCTTTCATTAAGACTCCTCTGTTTCAGAAGGTTCGGGTTGATTATCTGCCCAATTAACAGACTTCTCAACTCGTTTCATATCAACAACTTCTGCAGCTTTCTGTTTAATTCCGTCAAAAACATCTGTCTTTGCTTGTTCTAACTTTCCTGCTTCAATTCCGTCAACTATCTTTCTTGATATGTTTTCTTCACTCATTACCATCCCCCGTCATCTTTAGAACTATCATCTTCACCACCTTCCGCTTCGCCTTCACTGGCAATTTGTTTGTCGATGAGTTTAATGTCCTCTTCGGTTTGTCTTAACACATACTTTCTAATGTATTCATTAGAGTAGTATTTACCAACATAGTCTCCTATGTTTGAAAGAGTATCTAATCTCTCTCTTAAAATTTCTGCATCTTTCAACTCTGTAAAGTGGTTGTCAGTTGCAAAATCAAACTGTATGAAGTCTTTGACTTTATCAAACTCTTCACCAGTTACAATTTCCTTAAGAACCAAATGTGTCTTAAGGACATCTGTAAAAATTCTTGCAAACTTCTTTTGAAGTCTGTTTGTGAACTTATTAAACTTAAGTTCATCTCTTGAGATTTCAGAAGCACGACCCATATTGAATCCGTTATCTGCTTCCATTCTCGTTGCAGGCACATTTAAAGATTGATATAACTTCTTCTTGAAGTATTCAATATCATCTATGTCTGCAAGGTTTTGACCGCCTGGCAAAGTGGTAATCTCTGTTCCTCTACCACCTTCTCTCCTAGGTAACCAAAAGTCCTCTAGCATTGACATGTGTTTTCTATCGTCCTTGATTTCACCTGTCTCTGCATTATACACGAGTTTATTTCTATACTTGTGCATAACATCTGTAAGGTATTGTTCTGCCTTTGCTTTTGGCAAGTTACCAACATCAATGTAGAAGATTCTTCTTTCAGGAGCCCTTGAAATCCTATAGATAACAAGTGCATCTTCCATCATTGCTAACTGGTTTGCAGTCTTCAATGCCTTGTGTAGATAACCTATGACTACATTCCTTGTGTAGTCGAGTAATCCACTGGTTGTGTAAGTCACTGCTTCAGGTGCAATCTTAACGGTTGAACCTTCCATTGCAGATGTCTTATCAAAACCTTTGTCGTTAAAGACATAGAACTCTTCGACTTTCTCGACTCTTTCTATATTTGTCTTTGGGTCTTTACCCTTTTCGACATTTCTAACCTTCTTAATTTTAAGAGGGTCAATGTTCCTTAAATCTACGATACCTAGTTTTGGGCGTTTAGTGTCAACGACTTTATGGAAATAAATCCTTCCGTCAACATACCACTTTCTGAAAATTTCATGAGAGTTCGAATTGAACTTCATTAGGGATAAGATGTGTGCAAACTCGTCTTGTATCTTGTTCTTGATACTGTCCGAGAGTTTGACATCTCGGAGGTCGAGTGCTACTATTCTATCCGAAGTATCAGAAGTAATACACTCATTAACTATATCTTCGATTGCTGAGTCACATTCGGGAACTAATGATGTCTCTCTGTATCTTCGAATGAGCTCAGCCTCATTCTTGATACCACCTTCCATATCAACATAAGCACCGTATGCTCCGCCAGATATATATCCAGCCTGTTGTTGAATAACGGGAGTGCCATCATCGTCAACGGGAGGCACAAACGATTTTGCCGTTTGTGTTTCCTTGACTCGTAACTCGTCTTTCTTCCGAGTTATTTCAAACCCAAATAATTCCATAATATTATTTATACCTCGCTAACCGAGGTCATTTCACTGTAATTACTTGACTCTTTCCCAATGAGAATATGTGAAATCAACTGTGAACTCCTCTAATGCATCTACTGTTTCGTAATTTAATTCGATAGCAGCAATGTTTTTAGGGAACATGTTGAAGAACTCATATCTCGCGAGAACAGCGTCGTCTTTACCTAATTGTTCGACAAACGCTCTTGAGAGTAGGTAGTCATTGCTGGCCAGTCCTACACCTGAATCAAGTTCTTGAATGTCTTGTTGCCAAGCTTCGAGACCACCTCTAGCACTGAATTCAGAATCATTGATGACGGTTACTGTCCAATCTTCAAATGTTCTGTCTCCTGCTAACTTGAGGATTGAGCCTCTAAAGTTTAATGCAATTTCACCTAGGGTAGCAGCTGGTATACTTGCAGCTTTACAAAGGAACTCAATCCTTTGACCTGCTCTAGGAATGAAGACTCTGAAACGGTTAGGTCTTGGGCCACCACCAATCAGTTGTGCTTTAAATTCATCTATTGTTGCCATTCTTTACTCCTTAAACTGCTCCGTAGATTTCCTCAAACTCAACCCCTGACCTTGCAGCCACGAAGTTAAGAGTGATAAAGTTAATACTTCTAGCAGGTTTAACAAAGATAGAACAAACGAATTCGTTTCTATCAATAACACTATCCGTGTTGTTTGTTTCGTCACATAATACTGTGAAATCTACTAGCCCTCTTCTGTTCTTAACATCTCTTAAGAAAGGTTCTACAGCAGCTCTAAACTGTGCTCTTGTGAATGCATCATTGAATTCAAAGAGTTGTGATTTAGCTGCAACCGCGATTGCTTTCTCTAAAACGATGAACAGCCTTCTAACATTAATTCTGTCGAATGCTGAAGGTGTTGTTAATGCAGTCTTATCTCCGAATAAAACTGTTCCTTGGCCGGGAAATGTGCATATAGGATTGATTCTTGCACTATACAAGTCGTCTCTCGACCCTTGTGATGGGTTAAATGCAAGTTTAGTTATTCCTAGATACTGACCTCTAGAGAATCCCGCTGGTGAATACCAAGGGTCTCTTAATAGGTCTGCTCTGGCCATGATACCTGCTGTATGTCCGTTGCCGGGCACCCAAACATATCTGTCATTGTATCTGTCATACTGGTATACCCAGCCTGAATCTAGAACTGCATAAGAACTTGAAGTTACACTTGAAAAATCAGTTGTAACATTTGAACTTTGAGTTGATTCAGAAGTGACTCCAACGACTGATGCTTTTCTAGGTGATGCAATCACCATACAGTCTTTTCGGTTTTCTGCAATCTGAATTAATTGATTGACGATAGTGTTGTGGTCTGCTACTATGTCTCCGTTAGAGGTTCTAGTTGAACCTGTTACTAAGAAACTAACATCTACTGTTTCGGAATCTCCGAAATTATCTGAATATCCAGCATATTTTACTGCTGGTGTAGGTAATGTTCCGTCAGCTCCGTTTGCCAATGATGAGGATATTGGTGCTGAAGGTCTGCCGAATGCAGTGCTTCCTGAAGCAGCATGAGTTGTCACACTGTTATTTGCAGCGTGAGTTGATGTTGAGTGACCAGTCCACCAAATCCATTTGGATTGGTTATTCACAACTTGTTTGTAGTAGTTAGAAGCACCTTCTGAATTTTTTGCATCAGAAGCACAAGAAACAAATCCGTAAGATTCTAGAATCTCGTTTTGTTTTCCTGAAATTACTCCGTCTTCGTCTACTACGACTATGTGAATCTCGTCTGCACTACCTGAAGCTGCTGTTGCAGATGCAGATGTGCCTGGAGCTTTATCAAATTTGTTATAAAACTCCCAATATCTGTGAACTTGTGTTGCGTTAGCTACTGCGGTAACTAACCCAGTTCCAGCTGGTTGGTTAAGGGCTTCTACGGTTATTGTTCCTGTTGCTTTTGCTGTCACTCTATATTCTTGAGTGTCAGTCCCAAACCTAACGATATCTCTAACTTGGAAACCTGTTTCAGCAGTTACACTGATAACGGTTTGACCAGCAGCTTCTGCTTCGTCCAAGGTAGTCACATTGTCATTGTAATATGCATCACTCGATGCACAAACACTAACCTTTAGTGAATTACCGATTACGCCGGGATATTTAGCAGTGAACGAACCCACAACCCCAGCAGCACCACCGTCTTCGTGAGTCGACTGATACCCTGAAAGGTTTTTAATGCTCGCATCGGTGTCTCCACCTATGTTTGCATTGTAAGCTGTTGCACTTGCAACACGAACAACTCTTAATGATGAACCATATCGTAAGAAAGCCTCTGCAGAATAGAAATCCTCTGCACCCGCGTCTGTGTTGTCGGGTGTAAAGAAGGTATCTACTAAACCTACGCTATCTGAAACTGATACTACTTCATCAACAGGGCCCCATCTAAATGAACCCGCGAATCCTCCAGTTGTGGAAGATACTGCAGGCACAACATTTGTCAAGTCTACTTCTTTGACCTGAACGCCTGGTGATACTTGAAATGCCATACTTTTCTCCTGTTAATGTAAAAAGTTGTTTACTGTTTTATTTATAACTTTAGTAACTCTAATGAACTACCAATTTATCTCGTTTTCCATATCTTTATTAAACCAACGGTCTCCTTCATCATCAACAAAGGTGGTCTCTTCGTGTCTTTCTTCTCCGAAAACACCAGCTGGTAAGACATCATCTTCTATCAACTTCTGTTGTTCGGCATACAATAAGTCTTTAACTTGTGTATCCGTAAGGTGATAAAAGTATTCAGTAGTAATAAACCAACTGAATAATACGAGATTCATAACCATATCATCATGGTATCCTCTATCAGCTTCAAAGGAATTTCCTTTCGTGACAAAGGTCATAAGTTCTGTTATAGTAGCACGGTCTACAACTGTTAGTCGGTTTTCTTCTAATAATTCTTTAAGAGTAGAACAACCAACTCGTTTAATTTTTCTGTTTACTGTGACCCCAATGTCTTCTGCTTTTAATTGTCCTTGGACAAACACATTGGGATATTCTATATCATAGTGCAACTGATTTGCCACCATTGCACCTTCTGCGTTGTTTTCTATAATAACTAACGCTTCATTATATGTCTTTACATACTTATTTATAATATCAGGAAACAGCATGGGACTTATCATACTATCCCTGTATGTTGCAACCTGTTCAAAGGGTTTCGTAGATACATCAATTACGGTAAAGGTGGAATGATCCATACCTCTTCCTTTTGCAACATCTACTGTGCAGATGTATTCATGTCCTTCCTTTGGTCTTTTATATATGTTGACACCGTCCCTATGCCATTCAGGTTCCCATGTTTTCATACCTAACAAGGTATCTGCATTAATAAGTGTGTTTCCTGTCCCTAAGAAACTGTTTCCATACTCTTGTTCGAACTGAGCCTCCGAGGTATTTGCAATGGTCATTGCTTTCCATTCGTCATCTCGGTCTGGCACATCATGCCAGTTTATAATAAAATGTCTATATTCCGACTGTTCATGAACTGCAGATTCATATATTTTATGAAACATATTACCCACACCATTTGCAGTTGAGGTTATAATTACCTTTGAATCTTTACCTGATGTGATAACGGGATATGTTGCAGTATAGAATGTATCTGCATCTTCTACGAAAGCAAACTCATCTAGATACAACATATTGATTGACATACCACGAATTGAACTTGAACTCGTTGCAGCTGCAACTACTTTAGAATCATTTGAAAATTCTATTGAACCTTTGTTAAGAATCTTAACGCCCGGCTGTAAGAAAAATGGAACAGACTCTAACATGGTTACGACTCTTGCAATCATTTCCCGTGCAATAGCACCTTTGTTTGCAAGAACAGCGACAGTTACTTCGGGGTGAAATAAAAGATACCACAATAGGAATGCACAAGATGTTATTGATTTACCTGACTGTCTTGCAGCTAATACTACACTAAATCGATTCTTGTTATAATGGTCTATTAAGTCTTCTTGATATCCGCGAAGTTGAAAAGGAACCATACCTTCGTCTAAGGATATAATTTGTGTATAAGATTCAATGAAATGTTTAGGGTCTTGAGAACACTTCATATATTCTTCCAACTGTTCTTTGGTATACTGCTCTTCGACACCAGCTCGTTTAATGAGGGTGTTCCCGAGGTATCCTTCGTTAGTTGGCTTAACCATTTATTCGTTCCATTTCTTTAAATGCTCTTTTATGTTTCTCGCGAAATGTATCCATATCTTTTTGGAACGCGTTCCAAGCTTCGTCATACAAATAAATATCAGCTGTTGGTAGACTTTCTAAATCCTTATAATCTCCCCACCTTATATCCCAATTAGGATATAAGCCTCTAGTATATACTACTGCCCAGAATTCTTTTTCATAACCTATAATCTTTTCTGCACCATGTATTTCTGCAATATGTCCTAAGAATCCATTACCACTTCCTAAAACACATACAACTTTATCTTTAAAATCAAAGTGTGTTGCAATTCTTTCAGAACCATTAAATTTCCAATAATGTGTAAACCGCCTTGTCATGAATCCAAGAGACATTACCCACAATGGGTGGTCTTCTGTTACTGGCGGTATCTTAGTTTGGTAGTCTTTAGGTATCCTGAACATCTTTTTTAGACTCTTTCTTTAAGAACTTCTGCAACTCATGAGTTGACCCCACATATAAGTGATTGTGCTGTGTTCTTACAGAATCATTGTCCTTCTCCAAATCCTTTAATTTCTTTTGTATGTCTATTAACTTTTCAGCAGTTTCGGATACAGTTTTGATTAATTGACCAGCAACCTCATATGCACGAGGGTGTTCTGTTTCTTTGGAGAGTTCTAGTATGCCCTCTATGGCGTCTTGACCGCGTTCTACGAGGTCGTAGAGGTTCTCACGGGCATACCTGTAGTCTGTTTCTATGTTCTTTTCTCTATCAGGAACCTTGACTAACTTGGTTTCTTGTTTGATATTAGAACTGATATCTAGAAGATTATCTAATTTTTCGTCTATTTCTTTTGCCATAATTAACTATCACCAGCTGTATCCTCACTATATGTAGAGGTCGTGCCTTCATCATAAAAAGTTACCGTCTCAGCAACCACAAATGTATCAGTTGGGTCAACTGAACCAACAAACTTCAATGTAGTATCTGCATCAATAGTAATTGCACTACTCAATACCATATTAGTTCCATTTGCAGCTCTAGAAA